ATATGCGGGCGTTGCTCGCGTAAAATGTTTCTTTCAGCGCTGTCTCCCGATCCAAACTACCCCGGCTTGATGGTGTGCCAGGAAGATAGAGACCAGTACGATCCGTACCGCCTTGCGCCGCGTCGTCCTGATCAAATTGTTTTGCCGTTCAATCGTCCGGACACCCCAGTTAACACGCACCCCGCTGGCCTAATCCAAGAAGCAGGCGACGAATTCATTATCACCGAAGACGGCGATAGTTACCTGGAGATTTGATAATGTCTAATGTTCCAAGTAACTTAATCCCAACGCGAATAACACAGCTTCCTGTTGCGCCGGTAGCCGACGAAGACTCGTTGATGATGATCGTGTACGAGGGCAACACCTACCAGATCCGCGTGGGTGATTTGCTAGCTGTGGCGGGAGTTCCTACCAACCGCCAGGTAATTGCCGGCACGGGGCTGACCGGTGGTGGCCAGCTAACGTCAAACGTGACGCTGAGCGTGGCTAACGGCGGGATTGGTACTACGCAGCTTGCGGCTTCTGGCGTAACGTCTGGAACCTACGGCACAGCGACTGACATTCCCGTCTTTACGGTTGACGCCACTGGGCGCGTAATGTCGGCAACTACTATCCCTGCGACAACGTCCGGCTATGTGCCCGTGGCTACGCAAGTGATTGCGGGTACAGGAATGAACGGCGGTGGCCCCCTAAACGCTAACGTAACACTGAACGCAAACCTATCGAGCGCGCTGCCGCTGGTGGGGAGCAACTCGGGTGTTGCCGGGGTTTCTACCAATATTTCACGCGCTGACCACCAGCACCCTGCTATAGATTTGACGTTGGACGCGCAAGTAGACGGCATCCTGACGCTTGACCACGGCGGCACAGCACGCAGCCTGGTAATGGCGGCTGGGGCAATAATGTGGTCTGGCGCTGACGGGTTGTATGTTGGTCCTGTTGGGCTTTCAGGTCAAGTGTTAGTGTCTGGAGGAACTGGAGCACCAACGTGGGGTTCCGCGCTGCTCGTTGTTGACCAAGCAGCAAATGTTGTTTATGCAGGCCCAGCCGCAGGAGCCGCCGCACCTACAGCCTTTAGAGCTTTGGTGAATGCAGACCTTCCGGCTTCAGGCGTAACCGCCAACACTTATGGTTCATCCAGTGCAATTCCTGTATTGACGGTCAACGCTAAGGGCGTGGTCACAAGCGCCACTACTGCCAGCTTCACCGGCGGGTTGTCGTACCAGGGGTCATGGAATGCCTCGACCAACACGCCTACACTCACTTCTAGTGTTGGTGTGAACGGCTACTACTATATTGTGTCCGTAGCGGGTTCGACTAATTTGAATGGCGTTACCGACTGGCTTGTGGGTGACTGGGCTATCTTCAACGGCGCTACATGGCAGAAGATTGACCAGACTAACCTAGTGTCTAGCGTTAACGGTCAGGTTGGTGTGGTCAGTATTGCTTATGCAGACTTGGCTGGCACGATACCCACGTGGAACCAAGACACCACGGGCACGGCTGCTAAGACCAACGCACTGAACTCAGCCACCACGGTGGTGAATGTTTCTTCCTCGTCCGCGCCAACCAATGGGCAGGTGTTAACGGCGACTAGTGGCACGGCGGCGACTTGGCAAACGCCAGCCCCTGGCGGCGTCACCAGCGTTGCCCAGACCTTTACCGGCGGTATTATCTCGGTGGCTGGTTCGCCAATCACCTCAACCGGCACCCTGGCTCTTACCGTTGCGGGGACTTCCGGCGGCGTACCTTACTTTAGTTCTGCGTCAACCTGGGCTACCTCGGCGGCACTAACCGCTAACGCGCTGGTAATTGGTGGCGGCGCAGGTGTGGCTCCTGCCACAATAACGACCGGCACAGGGGTTGTTACTGCACTGGGCGTTAACACTGGATCTGCCGGGGCGCTGGTTGTTAACGGCGGGGCGCTTGGAACGCCTTCTAGCGGCACTTTGACCAACGCAACGGGGCTACCCCTCGCCACTGGTGTGACCGGCACCCTGCCGATTGCTAACGGCGGCACCAACACCACGGCAACGGCTACTGCTGGTGGCGCGGTTTACGGAACAGGCACCGCTTATGCGTTCACTACGGCAGGCACTGCCGGACAGGTGCTGTTGTCTGCTGGGGTGGGCGCTCCTGTGTGGGGCAACATGGACGGGGGCACATTCTGATGATTGAAAAACTCATCGAGCGTTTGTTCCACGCCAGAAATGCTGCGCATATCGCGCACTGGAAGACAAAGTCGTATGCTGAGCACAAAGCACTGGGGCATTATTACGAAGACGTGATAGAGCAGCTGGACAGCTTGATTGAGGCGTATCAGGGTACTTTTGGGATTATCGGGGCGGTTGAGGGGCAAGAGAAAAGTATCTCTAAAACCATTAACGACGACATAATCTGGCTTAATGAACACCGTAGCAAGTTGAGTAAGGGTGTTCCGGCTCTTGAGAACATTGTTGATGAACTCACCGCGACACATATGAAGACCTTATACAAACTTGAAAATTTGAGGTAACAAACATGGCACAATCAGGCTACACCCCAATTCAACTTTATCGCACGACCACCGCTGCGGCTGTCCCTTTGGCGGCAGACCTGGCGGCTGGTGAGTTGGCTCTAAATACTACTGACATGAAGTTGTATTGCGAGAACGCGGCGGGTACTGTGACCTTGCTGGCTGCGAGTGTCACTCCGGTAGCAAATGGGGGCACTGGGATAACCGCCGCTGGTACTGCTGGCAACGTGCTGACAAGTAACGGAACATCCTGGGCTTCCACTGCACCAGCAGCGAGTGGCGCGACTAAAGGCCAAGCAATCGCTTTTTCACTCATATTCGGACTCTAGGAGACCACCGTGGCTAACCCCAACATAGTTAACGTCACCAACATTGTTGGTAACACCAGTACCAACTTAATCAGCTCAACGGCTGACCCGTTTGCAACTGCGCTGGCAAGCAACGCTGCCTCAAGTGGCAAGGTCTTCAAGATCAACTCCATTGTGGCGGCTAACGTCGATGGCTCCTCTGCCTGCGACATCACGATCAAGATATTCTCTGCTGCGGCACTGGGCGGGACGGGTACTGCGATTGCCTCGACGATCTCTGTCCCTGCTGACGCAACGCTGATTATCACTGACAAGACAACGAGCTTCTACCTACTAGAAGACAAGTCTATTGGTGCTACGGCCAGCGCAGCGAACGACGTTGTTGTTACAGTATCGTGGGAAGAAATTACGTAAGGGGTGTCCCATGTCTTTACGCCGACCCAATGGCTTTATCTCTGCGGGCTTTAATCCGCTGGAAGTTCCCAACGCGCCTACGATTGGTACGGCGACTTATTCTTCTGCTACGTCTGTCTCAATAACCTTTACCGCGCCTGCTAACGTGGGCGGGTCTGCTATTACAGGGTACGTGGCGACTGCGAGAAAGACTTCAGACGGCACGACCATCAGCGGCACAGGCTCCTCCTCTCCGGTTACTATTTCTGGCCTGACTACAGGCGATGCCTACACGGTTACGGTGGCGGCGGTTAACTCGTTTGGTCTTGGCGTGTCTAGCGCGGCGAGTAACTCGGTTACTCCGATGGAAATGCAGTTGTATAGTTGGGGGGATAACGGCAGCGGCCAACTCGGCCTTAACGACACAGCTAACCGTTCAAGTCCGGTACAAGTTGGTGCTTTAACTACATGGTCTCAGACTGCGGGCGGGAGTGGCTTTAGCCTAGCTGTTAAAACTGACGGCACAATGTGGAGCTGGGGGAATGGTACTGAAGGCCGCCTTGGTCTCAACGACACAACTAGCCGCTCTAGTCCCGTGCAGGTAGGGGCTTTAACAGCGTGGTCTCAAGTTGCAGCGGGGGGTCGATTTTCTCTGGCTATCAAAACTGACGGTACGCTATGGAGTTGGGGGCAAAATTACTTTGGTCAACTTGGCACTAACAATGTTGTTTACCGTTCTAGCCCAGTACAAGTAGGGGCTTTAACCGCTTGGTCTAAGATTGCTGTTGGGTATAGTCATAGCCTCGCTATTAAAACTGACGGCACACTATGGAGCTGGGGGCGTGGCACCGCCGGTCAACTCGGTCAAAACAACACAGCCTACGTTTCTAGCCCTGTTCAAGTGGGTGCATTGACTACATGGTCTCAAATAGCGGGCGGGCAGACTAGTAGCCTTGCAGTTAAAACTGACGGCACCCTTTGGTCATGGGGATATAACGGCCTTGGACAACTTGGACTTGGTGATACTGCTAATCGTTCAAGCCCGGTTCAAGTGGGGGCGTTAACTACTTGGTATCAAATAGCTGTTGGCAACCAACACGCGCTTGCCACTAAAACCGACGGAACGCTCTGGAGTTGGGGGAATGGCTTTAACGGTCAACTAGGTCAAAACGCTGCTGGCCCCGGCACTTACCGCAGCAGCCCAGTGCAAGTTGGTTTGCTAACTACGTGGTCTAAAATTGCGGGAGGACGCGCCTTTAGCCTTGCAGTTAAAACTGACGGCACGTTATGGAGCTGGGGCTATAACATCTACGGTAATCTCGGCTTTAATGACACTGCCAACCGCTCCAGCCCTGTGCAGGTTGGCGCGTTAACTACGTGGCTAACACTACCGAAAATGCCCGTATCAAGCGCACCAGTCGTCATCAAAGGATAACCATGAACATCAACCAATCAGGCTTGAGGTGCTAAATGCCGTCGTATAGTGGAGTTTGGACGCTACAAGCTCAGATGCAGGCCGTGGCCGCTGGTACGTGGACTGGGCAACCTCAGTTGTTTGCGTGGGGGCTTGGCACTTCTGGTCAACTTGGTCTTGGCGCTGCTGTCAGCCAATCTAGTCCCGTACAGGTTGGCGCGTTAACAAATTGGTCTCAACTTGCAAGTGGGAATACTCATAGCCTTGCCGTTAAAAATGATGGCACCATGTGGTCTTGGGGTAGTAACGCCAATGGTCGACTCGGCCTCAATGACATTGTTGACCGCTCAAGTCCCGTACAAATTGGCGCACTTACTACGTGGTATCAAGTAGCGGGTGCAACTAATTTTAGCCTCGCTGTTAAAACGGACGGTACGTTATGGAGTTGGGGACGTAACGACAGCGGCCAACTTGGCATCAACAATGTTGTAGATTGTTCCAGCCCAGTCCAAATAGGAGCTTTAACAGCGTGGTCTCAGATTGCGGCGGGAAGCGGTCATAGTCTTGCCATTAAAACTGATGGCACAATGTGGAGCTGGGGGACTAATGGTCAAGGCAGGCTTGGCCTTAACGACACGGCAGATCGCTCATCTCCTGTTCAGATAGGCGCACTCACTACATGGTCTCAAATAGCCGCTGGAAGCGCCTTTAGCGTTGCCATTAAAACTGACGGTACTCTCTGGAGCTGGGGTTATAACTCGCAGGGCAGTCTTGGCATTGGGAGCACCGTATACAGATCAAGCCCAGTTCAAGTTGGCGCACTTACCACATGGTATGAAATTGCAGCGGGAGGAGCTTTTAACCTTGCCATAAAAACTGACGGCACCTTGTGGAGCTGGGGGCAAGGAACCTCTGGTCAGCTCGGACTTGGCGCTGCCGTAACCCAATCAAGCCCAGTTCAAGTGGGAGCTTTAACAACGTGGTATGAGGTTGCGGGTGGAAATAATACTAGCCTCGCCATCAAAACTGACGGTACGTTGTGGAGTTGGGGCTATAACACGCGGGGCAATCTTGGTCTTAACGACACAGCTAACCGATCTAGCCCCGTACAAGTGGGGGCGTTAACTAGCTGGAAGAGTCTGTCGAAAACGTCTCAATCCATCTCATCACTAGCCATCAAAACAACGTAATGAGCACAATAATGAACAAACACCTACACTTCCTCTCAGGCGTACCCAGATCAGGCTCAACGGTCTTGGCGGCTATCCTGAATCAGAACCCGATGACGCACGTGTCTACCACCTCGGCTCTGGGTGCAGCTCTGGACGGTCTAGCTACGGCTTGGCACCGTGACAACCTCCTGGTCAACAATGACCCCAATCGCAGCAAACTGGCTCACACCATGCGCGGGGTGATTGACGCTTTCTACGAGGATGTCCCGAAACCTGTAATCATCGACAAGGCGCGTAACTGGCCGATTCCCGTGATTATGCAGGCGATGGGTCAGGTGCTGGGTCACAAGC